ATCGTGTATTCGGCGGCGTATCGATTGATGTCTGCGATCCCGCCAGCAACTGTGTTGACGTTAGCAATTGATCCAGCCGTTAAATTCACATTAGCAATCGATCCCGCCGTAGTCGTGATGTCGGCGGAATTCGCCGCAGTAGCAGTCACGGACCCACCGATTGCATTCACGCCGCTAATGTCAGCGGCTATTGCATTAGCCCCCGACACATCAGCCGAAATTGCATTCACGCCACTGACTGCCGCACTGATCGAAGACACATTCGACACTGCCGCACTGATGCCGCTAACCGTGTTTATTTTGGTTTGGTCTGATGCCGTCGGTGTGGTCCGCAACCAGGTAGTCGTGCCGAGGTCGTATATCTTGGTGATGTTGTTCGTTGTGTCGAAGAACATTGCACCATCGACCAACGCATCACCATCATTATCAAGCGTCGGGTCTGATGCTTTTGCACCCAGGTATCGATCATCGAACGTGTCGTAGGATGCCGCCGCTGATGTTGCTGATGCGGCTGATGCGGTTGCGCTCGTGGCAGATGCGGTTGCGCTTGTCGCCGCATTTGTGGCCTGAGTCGTTGCCGTAGTAGCCTGAGTTGTCGCGGTCGTGGCAGATGTCGCGGCCGCAGTTTCGCTGGCGGCGGCGGCAGTTTCACTAGCGGCGGCCGCTGTCGCGCTCGACGCCGCGGCTGTGCTTGAGGTCGTCGCGGTTGCGGCATCAACAATCAAATCCCACTTGGCAACGTCGGTGTTGCTCGAAATTGGCTGACTGCCAGAACTGGTGTGCGCGGTATTGCAGAGATAAATGTTTCCGTTAGAGGTGTCCTTAACAATATCTCTGGCAGAAAATGCGGTCGCGGTTGCCCAGTTCGATCTGAAAATCCCGATCTCCTGGGTAGCAACCATGTTGCCAGCACCATCAAAACCAAAGATTTTATTGGCCCTGGTCGCGGCGTCATCAGACACCTCAACCGTACCGACATCGGTTACCGTGGTCGCAAATTTGACCGACCGGCCAACAGCCTCATCAATCTCCTGACCGATGTAAGTCAACCGATCAAGGGCTGTTTCCATGACCTCTGCGTCGAACTTGTCATAGTTCGCTAGATCAGTGGATTGAGTCCTCGCCAGGACCCGTTCGATAACAACCTTGGCCCCAGATGCAGGAGCGGTCACAAACACCACGTTTCCGCCGCTGGCTACGCCGGCGTTGGTGACGGTGTAGTGGGTTGTTAAGGTCTGCTTTGCGTCGGCGACATAGACATTAAGGTCCCCGTCAGCAAAGATTTTGAAGGTATAGGCAAAGGTTGTGAGTGAGCCGTTGCCAGTATATGAAACCTTATTGGTGGTGGTTGAAACTGTCACACAGTTATCCTCATGTTAATTCTAAGCGGGGCTCGTCATTTGGTTGCGGGTTAGAAGCCAAGCGGTCCAGATTCCATAGGTGGAATGATGGGAATATCACCCCTCCTCATTGCATCTTCCGCGGCATCGCGTCCGATCATTTGTCCCATCTGGAACTGTCGTTTTCGCATTACACGATCTTGGAGATCTGGGTTGGCCTTGAGCAACTCAATCCACCCAGCGGAATCAAAAGTGCTGGTGACTTGCTTGAGCATCTTGACGCGTGCGAAATCCGTAGGCATAGAGACATACGCCTCGCCCATTGCACCTTTCCCGTTTAACAAAACCTCTTCCAGCAATTCACGGTACGTGTACCATTTTGAATCGCCAGGGGAAGTGGGCGGCATACTCTCAGAAGGCAACCAGATGTTGCCATCCGCGGTCATCTTGACCTGGGCCCTGGCAAGCAACGCGTAATCTGAATGTTCGTTTGACGTTAGGCGGACACCCTGTTTCGTCGGGGCGATTATCTTGATGGGTTGCTCTCCCGTATTCTCCATCAAAGTAGCAAGTTCAATGTCCCACGGTGTCTGCTCAATCGCTTCCTTTTCCCACAGGTATTGACCATGAGTCTTCGCGACCCCATAGACATCACGCTTTAAGCCAAGGTCCTCAGATAAATAAGGGGTAGCGTTTTTCAACTCTTCAACAAAGGTGTTCACCTCTCGTTGATAAGGGTCCTGCCATTTGCGTAAATCCCTTCGCGCACCAGATGCACTAAGTAATACATTCGCCATTTGTCCAAAATACCGATCAACCTGATCAACCTTGTCTGTATGTGCCGCACGAGTGAAGTTGTGCAGACCCATCATCCAACTCTTATTCAACGTGTTCTCAGACATCGCAAACGTAGTTGCCCAGATTGCGTCATCATATTTTCCCCACCACGGATCATTGGGATCGAGATCAGCATTGATCTTGCCGGCATGAATAATGTCCACAATAGGACCAACCATCAGTGACAGTGGTTCCATTCGGTCCCAGCGACGAGCCCCTACAATCTTCCCGTTTTCATCAAGCGTCAGTAAGGAACGTGCGCGCCAACCAGTGGACTCCAATGCCGCCCTTTCATCCCTGTCCCGTGGACCGGATCCGGTGATCCTATCGTTGAGTGCCAGGTACGCGACATAACTCGTAATAGCTGATCCGGTGATAAATCGTGCACGAGATAGCGCGGCATGTTCAACCGCGCCTGGCTCATAGATGTCATTTCCTTTTCCATCTTTACCAATGGGTTTCGGGAAAAACCTTTCTCGGTATCTTTTGGAGAAGAACCTCAATCCACCATAGGACCCTATTACTCCCTCACCCAATCCTACTTTCATCAGGTTTGTAGGTGTCCGCATAAACGGCACGAGGAGTTTTGCACCACCGTGTTTGTTGATAGCACGCTGAACAGCCTGACCAAACTCACCCAGGTCATTCTGGAACACGTTGTATCGAGCATGAGAAATCATGCGTTCCCGAACATCCATCGATGGATTGTTCAAATACCGATCCATCCGTTTAAGTGTTGCGGCTTTATCCAAACCCTCGCGCTCGGCATCCATTACCGCATGACGGTACGCAAGTTGCGCCCACTTCCCGCGCTCCCCCTGGACCTTGAACCACGCATCCATTGGGCCAATGACCCGTTCCATTGGGGCGCGTGCATAATGACCAAGGCCATTCCAGATATGCCCAAACCAACTTTTTGAATTCAGCCCTTGTGCGCTTAATGCTTTGGGGCCCATATCAAACTTAGCAACTTGCCCATAAGGCTCACCAGTCTTGAACGCAATACCGGCCGCATGGAATGCATCCGCTATGCTCATCATTTCACCCACGATGTACGCAGTGGCTTCGCCCATGCGGATTTGCTCGTCATTATTCGGCAACCCGAACCGCAACATGGACGCGAGTTGAATATCTACAGGCGCCTTAACCCACATAAGAGCGTTACCAACCGGATTGATGATGTGGGTCTTCAACCCAGACAGCATTGAACCAATAGCCCATTCAATCCCAGCCGCACCGATTCGAGTCATTCCGCCTGATTGTCCACGCACCGTCTTACTGATACCCAACACAGTGTCATTCATCACGATGTGCATCGCGAGTTTCTTAGGATCAACCACCGCACCGTAAAGGGCGACCATCTCATCTGCACGCTCGTCAGTCGTGTGCCGCCCCGTTGGGCCTTGCAAGGACGTTTGATTCGCACGCAAACCACGACCTATGTTGGCTCGGAATCCCATAAACCGTGCCATCCACTGTCGATGGAAATCCCACTGAACAACCAACTCGTGGAAATCTTGTGTGGTTCCCTCACCTCGATGAACCTTGTGGGCTAGATCCTTCAACGTAACCGCTGACGCTTCGAGAATGCCCTTCGATGCGACCATGATCGAATCGATGTGGTCTGGATTGATATTTTCTTTCGCCAAGAAACGGCGAATAAAACCCTCATCCACACCAAGTTGCTGAGCGAACCTCCTCACCGACTCATCTGGGCGCACTCCTCCACGAGCCGCGTCTATCTCACCACGATAGAGTTCGGCTAGATTCGCTTGTACCTCTTTTGCATCATCATCGGTGTTGAAGTTCTTGAAGTTGACCTGATAAGACTTGTTTCCAATCTTCACAAAACCATGCGTATCAACTAAGTCAGTATCAACAAGAACCTGGGAGTCCCTTTGTGCCTGTTCCTCGATCGCCGCTTTGGCCCCCGTGATGGGATTAACTCGCGGCGGTTCTACCGGAGCATCAGCCACCTCTAGTGTTGGCCCTGGATCAAAAGGTTTCGGCCGAACCGTAGGCGTTAAGGGATTGGCTTTTTTAGTGAGGTGTCTGAGAAGAGAGCGGCTTAGACCCTTCGTCACTCCCGCAACATCTTGGCTCTCACCAGTGAATACAGATTCCTCACCCTCTAACGAAGAAGCCCCAGGTTGAACTGGGGCTTCGGTCGGGATGGTTTCTGTCTCTGCGCCAGGCGGCGCAATAGCAGACGCCAGGTCTGGTGGTGCATCGAGTGCAGTGCTTAATTGTTCTTCAATAGACATTAGAAACCCTCATCAGGCGGAGAGCCTGACAATTGTCCAGGTGAAAGAGTTTCAGAAGAAGTAGGAATTACTTCTTCGGGCGTTGGGGTTGCTTTTCCGCCTTGGGTTGTTCCGCCTTCGGAGCGGTAACGCTCGACGAGCGCTTCGAATTCCTTCCGCCAATTATCGGCCCGAAGGAGTAGATCGGGTCCCCCGGCTTCGCTAATCCTAGATGCGTAACTTTCATTTTCTTGGCTTACTAATTTCCCGTTGTTGTAAGACGATACGGTCTCGCCTTTTACATTTGATTTAAATGAATCAAGTGCAAGTTCTAGTTTAGTCTCAAACTCAGCATTTGACAATCCCGAGAAGGGATTCCCGTCATCATCCTTGAAGTTGATGAAGGTGTAGTTGACTTTGCCATCCGTCTGCACAAACCGTGTAAATTCAGTGCCTGGCACCTGGGCAGAAATATGCTTATAAAGGGCTTCGGTGAACTCTGATGTAGCACTATCAGCATCATCAACACCAATCCTAAAGGAATAACTAAAGTTAACCTCTGGAGAGTCTGCATTCTTGGATAAGGCATCATCAAACCTGAACCAGGGCACGGCATCTTGCTGATAAATATGCCCCATCGTAGCGGCATACAATTCCGCTATGTCCGTGTCATATCCACCCTTGGTTCCCCCGAATCGCGGTAGAACAATCGAGGTCTCGGTGTTGGGGCTAATGACCCCTTCCCAAGACCCAGAGGATGTAATGTGTCTGAATAAGGGATGCTGAAGAATTTCCTCTAGAATGACATCGCGACCATTCTCATCGTGAACAATGGCCCTGGCTTCTTCGGTAAATTGAATCTTTCGTTCTGGTGTTAGATTTACAAACTCTGGAAATATTGGTGAGTTCGCCTCCCAGGGAACATGTGCCGTGGCCTTCCCTATCGTTGTAGTGAAGTCTGTATATGCTGGTTTCTCTTTACCTAGAGCAAGCTCAGATTTAACACGCTGATGGGCCCATAACGCCGCTTGCATTTGTCTTGGTCTCAGGTCTGTTCCGTTGGCCTCGTTGTAACGATTAGTGAGATCCACGATTGCGGTTTGCGCGTAAGCGTATTGGTTAGGTCCTGGTTGTGCTGTTTTGTATCCCAACAGTTTCAACATGTGTCGATCAATCGTGACAGCATCAGGATAGTCGTCACGACCAAATGCGGGATCATGCAGGTTGCGATAGAAGTTCATCACCTTATTGCCCACACCATCGAGCCTGGTATCAAACTCTGGTGCATTCAAAATAGCGTCCAACCGTCGTCCCGACACTAATGGTGTCTGCCCTGTTAACGGTGTTGCACCTTTTGCAATCTCAAAAGCGGCTTCGATTGCCGCTGATGTATTCATTTGGACATCACTATTCGCTGAATAGAATGCGAGGACGCGTACTACCTGTTCTTTCAGTATGGGATCACCGCGAGTCAATGCATCAATAGTTCGACCGGACGATTCGTACCAATCGATTGACCGATCAAATTCCGCGTCGGGATGGTGCAGAAGAGGCATCAGACGCCTGATCAGGCCTTGCCTTGCCTGTGGTGTCGCACTCCCAGGTGCACCGGAATAATTCACCCCCTTACGCACTAATTGCGGACCAGGCACTTTGATCTCGACCGGCAGATCCAACGGTCCAGTTGGCGGCACAATCGCTTCATTGGAAACATCAAATCCTACTTTCAACTCATCACTAACGCCCTTGGCCTTTCGATACAGCATCGACGCGGCCGGGATCGCTTGGTTCAAAGTGCCGCCCAGAATTCCACCCGCAGTAGCGGCCATGCCACCACGTTTCCAGTCGTAACCCGGTTGGACTTCTGAGCCCATTGTTCGACCAATCTGCCTTTCGAGACCTTGCAACATTGCGTCGTCACTAGCACCAAAACCAGCACCCTCTATCACACTCAAAGCAAATCCCTGCTTGCCAAAAATGCGTTTCATATTTTGGCGGACCAACTGATTGAACCCCTCTTTAAGCACTCCTCGCCCAACCCACTTCCCAGCCAAACCAACCACTGTGGCGATACCAACAACATTGGACGGGTCTTGCAGGTTCGCTCGTGCGCCCCTACCAAAACCCGACCAGGTTGGATTTTTCTCGTCATACATGAGATGGAGAAACCCAGCGGCCACTTTTGCGTGATCAGGTGCATTCTCAAATTGATCAAGAAACCCTACAAGCCCAACATTTTCTTGAGAAGAGAACGGACTGTCGGAGTTGAACCAGGCATAGTTGTTCGACATCGTATCCAAACCAAACTGAACAGCCTCGTGATCAGTGCCGGTAAAGGGCTTGCCTTGCGTATGCTCGTACCACACCTTTGATGCCATCACCCATTCAGGAGAGGAGCGCAACTCTTCCTCTAAGACACCACGACCCTCGGCCTGGATCTGACTAAGCATTTGGTACATTGCTTGTTCCGCGGTCGGTTTGGTGTACGGTTCAGTAACAATTGGCGCCTTGCTTTCAACAGCAGGTTTGTTGACCGCGGTTGCGCCTGAATGAGTTAAATCATCGGGCATCTGAGAGCCCTGGAAAGGAGGTGTGTAAGCCATTACAGATACCCAATCTCTTTCAGATACGCTTCATACTCTGTCATGTTCATCAATAGCCCATCGCTTGATCTTCTGAATGTCGCTCCACCACCCTTATGTAGTTCGTGGAGTTCTCCACGCTCCGCACCGAGAGAAAATAATTCCAGTGTTCGTTCATGGGCATTCGGGCCGCTCAGTGTGTAGTTGTCTATTGTTAGTTCATCAACTGGAGTGACCTCGGTGGGTTGACCCGTTATAACAGGTATGGAATGCCCCCCAGAAACCGTGGGGCGATTCGCTAAGTCGGGACCATGCTCCCTAAGAAACACATCCCAATTCATTACAGCCGGGGCCTCAGTAACACCTACGCGTTCAGTTTCTGAAAAGGACGCGCCCCAATCCTCATACATCGCAATAATCGCCGCGCGGCCTGGATAGTCCGCCGGCAGTGTTGCGGCGACTCGTGGAGTGATCGGTGTGCCATCGGCAGTCCTGTTAGCCGTTGCCCATCGGAAAGCATGAATTTGATTCTCTGGAGTTACCGCGATTCCTGATTCATCACTAACCGCTGTTGCTGTGACTCCACTGTTCGCACCTGTACCTGCACCTGTATCAGTGGTAGACGCCTCATTGGTATCCGTTGCATCCGCTGGAGTCCTTTTATCTTTAGACTCCAACCACTCTCGCCGCATTTCTTTGACGAGGGTCCATGCTAGTTTCCCTTGTTCGCGGGGATCAGTGCTTTCCTCTTGAATCCGTGCTTCCAAACGAACACGGGCTTCCAAATATTTTGCTTTGGCTTTTTGTGCCTGTGTTGCCATCCCTGGCATAGAGAAAGTGAAAGTTTCTGTATCGACACCATGAATCATCTTCAGGGTGTCTATCGCCGTTTTACCATCACCCTTGTCGTACCACTGATCAACCTTGTTGTCGAATCCATCACGCCGCCGTAACGCCCAGTTAAGATCATCTCTAGTTAAGTGGTGGGCCCTATCTAGGATGGCCTTGAAATCCCATTTCTCAATGTTTTCTAGGATCGCCAGTTTTAAATTGCTGTCTGATTCGGTAGGACCTTCCAATGCGGATTTGCGAAGTCCTAACGCTGTTTTTAATTGTGTTGAATCCCAACCAGCCTGGTTCGCATATTCAGTGATTTTGTCTGGAGTCCAGGTTTCTGTGTTTTGATAGATTGCTATAGCTTTGGAATTAAAATCTTTCTCAACACCCTTTTCAATTTCATCCTTTATCTTTTTCTCAGCGGCATCAAGGAGGTCATACAACGTATCACGTTCTGTTTTTTTCAGATGCTTCGCGTTCTCATGGGGGATCCATGTTGGCTTATCAAAACGCTCCCCAGTTCCCGATAAATGGTCCTGGTAATAAATGGTGTTAGTCTCAGTATCCAGGTGACCAGTTGCATAGTGTCCACCCCTCATCAAACGTAGACGTAACTCCTCAATGGTACTCTTGTCTTCCTCATTCAATGAGGATCTGTTTGCAATATCTAGAATCTCGACTCGATTCTTTTCAAACACTATCGCGGTGATGCGATCATTAACTTTCTTATTTAATTCTGTTGGTGTCCAGATCAACTTCATATGCGGCATCGACGCAACCTTGTAAACATCTTCCACTGTCAACGCCGACTCAAACTGTTTGAAAGATTCCCCCTGCAAGTACATGACATGTTTCTTGCGTGCATATTCGCCAGCCTGTTTCTGTAATGAAACAACCGTGGCAACCGAATTCTGCAAAAACTGTGCGCGTGCTTTGGGATCTTTAATCGTCTTAGCCCAACGATCGCGTTGCTGTAACAAACCTTTGTGTAAGGTGGCTTGCATCTGAACGTGTGTCGGATCGTCGTCCGTAACCAGTTGACCACCGCTATACACTTGTTTGGGTCGCGTGAGCCCCTGATCTTTTAAGATGGATAGTTGCCCATGCGCTTCAAGTTGAAAAGAATTCCAGGCAGTCGTGTACTGACTCGATGCATCCGCCGCATCAAAGGTCTTACCTAACTCAATCATTCCCGCCGCAAAGGCTTGACCGATTTTTCCCTTTGCCATTTCAACATTGGCAACCGCCGCGGGGTCTGTGTACGGAACATACTTCAATTGATATTTGGAAGGATCCCGCAACACCGGTGTACGCATTGGCGGCGCCGCACGGGTCACAGCCTGTATGCGAGGCATCTCTGCCGAGACTGTATTCTTGTCTAAGTAACCCCGAGGAATTTTGTAACTCATCAGATCGGTCCACCTATTGGGCCGGTGATAGCAAAGGACCGGTAATTGGGTGTGAAGAGGCTTGGACCTGGCAGATTAAAACCACCCCCCTGGAACGCTGAGTTCAATCCACCCATGATCCCGCTAACCAGCGAGGCAGTGCCCTGTGCACGCGCCTGGGCGGCAATCAACTGACCACCGCGGCGCAGACTTGCGGCATTCGCTTCCGCATCGTTCAGCATCATCTGTGCCTGACTCGCGGCCTGTTCACGCATCACACTAGCCTGTAGTCCAGCAACTTGTTGCATTACCTTCGCTTTCAAATCAGCATCGAGCCAGGTGGCTTGCGCTTTGCGTTTGCCCATCGTGGTTAGAATATTCATGCGTTTGGAGGCATACATAGTTAGATACATACGCTCTCTGAATCCTTCAGCCTGTGACTGCACCATCACTTCGAGTGGTGACCCTGCCAGGCGCACACCGGACTGACCTGTCGCCGCTCGTTGTTGCGACAGCATCTGTTCTTCTTGACTCTTATGGCGGCGTAATAATTCGAGATTTTCAGTTGCCGTCAAATCCAGGTTCATCGATGTCGCTTCGATATGCGCCATCGCATTGAACTCACCAACCTCTCGAATTGACGCGGCATTAAGATTAGCGGTCTTAACTACAGCATCCGCATTCATTCCGCCGATGCGTCTAATCTCATTTACGTTTAACTTTGTTATCCGCTCAAGATCGTCCGCATTCTCATTCCCTATCTCAATCGCTCTTCGAGCCGCTTTGTCCGAGGCGGACTTTGACATCAAACCACCAATGATCGCCCCAGCAATTTGCCATGCCATATTCGTTATCCCGCGTTAACTGAGAGTGTTCCGAAGAGAGCCAGGACATGTGTTGGCCCTGGCAAATCTTGCGTCACAGTGATTAAACCTTCGAGGTCATAACCGACGTTCTGAATCTTCACATCGCCGGTTGTTTTTGGTTCCGGTGTTCCCATCGTGGTTGATGGGTGTCGAACAGGCGGCAAGATGGAATTGATCCTTGGAAAGAATGAATCATGCAAACGCACGTAGATTTCATTCCACCGTTTACGTCTGCCCTGGGCAGTGCCGGCAGGGTTTCCATCTTCAACAGGCAACGTCACCAAAGTTGATGTGTACTTCAAACCAATGCTTGCAGATGTAACAGAACTGCCTAGAGTGATCGCTCCTGACGAAACCACCGCATCAGGATAAACAGCGTTATCACCTAGAATAGAAACGGTCTTGCCTTCGAGGTGACCAAGACCTGAGATAGATGTGGTTGCCGAGCCCGAATAGGTTAAGCCCGAATCAACATTAATATCTGGATCAAGGTATTCAACATAGCGTTTGGTTACGCCGCCAATGGTTCGCTTAGAGATTACCCATATTTGATCAACGGTATCTTTAGGGATTGATGCAATACTCTCGATCGTTCCATCGGTAGTATGTTTGTGCCAGGCAACAATCTTGCGTTGCTTGTCATAAGTCATCCCAATCAGCACACCATCATTCCGAACTACCCATAGAATTGTGTCGGGTACAGATTGATATGCTGTTTCTTTTATACCTGCCTGTGTAATGTGTTCCGCCAGGAAGGTTAAGTCCTCAGATTCGTAGATGTCTTGATTGAATGCATATTCATAAGAACGAATCTTGGTGCCAGTGCCATCTACGAAAAGAGTTTGGTAACCAACATGTCGCGGCTGAATATTCTTACCACCGTAAGATGTCTGACGGGTTACCCGTACATTTGATGGTGTGAGTGCCGAACCACCACCAGAGACCTTGAATTCACCACCGGCTGTACCAACCAACAGCACCTCGGTCGATGACATCCATTGCACCTGGTTAACACGATAGGATGCTATCTGATATTCGAGGGAATCATCATCATTCACCCCAGTCGTAAAATCTTCAAACACATCTGTCTTTGAACCAAAAATGCTTTGAGGCTTAGCTGTTGTGCCGCCCATCCACAGACGTTGCTGATGAAACGTAATTGATCGTGGATAACCATCCGTTGAACTCCACTTCGGCGCAGTGAAGGTAGGCTCAGTTAAAGCCCATGACGTATTTGATGTTCGAGTTAATTTGCGTGGAGACACTGACGGGTGAACAAAATACATTACATCCGCAGACTGAGCTACCTGTAGCTCTCCAACCTGTGCGGATGTCCACGGTGTGACAATCTCCACCGGTGAACCCGAGGATTCAATCTGCCCATTGCCAGTGTAAAACCGCATGTACAGATTTCCGAGTTCGAGTATGTAAGACTGCGCTCGGTTAAATTCAAATCGAATTAATCGCGTTTCGTTTGCAGATGTTTTTACCTCTGAAACAAAATGAGTGCCTGATCTGCGCTGTGCACCACCGTGTGCCTTGATAATAAAGTTCTCACAGGTCTTTACACCGGATTTATATCGTTCAGTATCGACACGGCCGTGCAGAAACGGAGACAACTCACCCGACGAAAAGTTTGTGAAGATTGCGTTAGCGCGCGCCATTTACCACCATGCCCTACCAAATCGTGTACCGCTCGTGTCACCCGTGTTGCGTACATGTTCCAGCCGAGTATTGACCCAGTAGTCCCTGCTCGACTCGACGTTATCAACACCCTTGGCCTCGTCAATCTTTGCCATGTACAGACCCCACATTTGCTGTTGCAGTCCATTCGACTGAACAAGTGAGTAGCAAGCATCCGCCGCCAGGCGCGCAGAGATTGCCGCCGCCAGGAGTGGATCCAGGTCACCGACATCATCAGGTCGGCCGATAAAACGAATCTTGCATGTGTCTGCATTGGTTAAAAGAAAACGACCTTCAACCTTCCACTGATCCGTAGATGAAGTCTCGTTCATCTCCATTACTCGAAGACAATATGGATCAGTTGGTAAAGCAAACTGATTGTCATAACCGAACGCTGGCGTCGTGGTTGACTTAGCCAGTTGCGCTCGATTCATTAATGAATTCCACGGGAATGAACGCATTACCGAATCGCGCACACCTTCCCAGATCTGGTTCATCACCGCGGCCTCGGTTGACGTATCAGCCAACGAAGTAATGCGGTCTGCGCCAAGATGGGTGAGCCCATCATTGATGATCGATATTTTTGAAAATGCCATTCCGTTTTCCCAAAAGGATCAGGGGGCCCGAAGGCCCCCGTCACCAGGATGATTACGACTTAGGCTTCGTGAGCCCCAACTTCGACCATGCGCGCTTCCTCGACGCGCGTAGCTTGCATACTGAAGGCTTGATATACCTGCCAGCCATATGACTTGTCGGGCCGCTCATCAATCTTCGTTACCATGTCCTTGCCGATGGCAAGACCAAGACCACGTTTTTGAAAAGCCATGCAGAAGCGTTTGCTCGAAGCAATTGCTAGACGCTCGGATTTGATGAACTTGAATCCCAGGAAGGAATCAATCTCACCAGCAACCAAGGCACGCACCGCATTGTAGTCTGCGCTAGTGACCTGAGTTACACCGAGCAAGTCTTCAAGTTGCCTTGAACCGAGAACAAAATAACGGTCTTCGGCTTCAACTTCAGCGGCATCCAACAACCGCTTCGCTTGAAGGATCTTCGCCAAGGTCATACCGTCAGTACCAGATTCAACAATCTTCTGGCCGGCTGGAAGTGCTACGTTTGCTCCATCACCGTCTACGGCATTACCGCGCGCGGCGGCAATGATCAGATCGTCGATTGCTCGACCCATTGCCCAACCACCAGCCTCTGTGTAGGGGCCTTTGGGATCAACCAGCATACGGACATCGTCTGTCCAGTCGTGCATAGTCGCCCAATGGTAATCAACCAATGTGACTGTACGTCTTGAGTGAACCATCTCGACATTCGGAGTGTCCGCGTATCGAGTCGTTTTTGCTACTGCCGCTGTTTCGCCCAATCTTTCAAAGTGTGTTTTTTCGGCATTGGTGGTTTTATTCCACACCAAATTCTTTAACGCACTTCCCTTCTGTTGGGCCAACTGCATAACAGCATCCTGATACTGTTGTGCATACCATTGTCCGCCTGTATAGGCCATGAGGGTGTCCTCTTAAATTGAAAATAAAAAACCGGCTTTCGCCGGCGCTCTGTTTTCAACGGGCTACCCTTTGCGGACCCATCTGCGTTTACGCTCGTCAGCGACGACCTACCTGGCCGCGTCGTGCTGGACCTCTCGGCTAACCAGCTTGATTGAACCGTGCCGCAAACGCGTCGGGTTCACCTTCAGTTGGATAAGCCGCTTGATACAGCGTACTCATCCGTTTTACTTCTTGGTCATGTGCTGGATGCGTATTGTCGTTGTACGGATGACTCGCATTGCCCAACACTTCTGAAATCTTTTCCAATGCCTCTGTTGGCGTCATTGTGAATGATCGTTGCCCACCTTCGCCCATAGGACCTGCCTCGGTTAAGTTGGCGCCAACACCGGCGAATGCTTTGATCAACGCTGGACTGTTGCCCATACCACTCTCGTCCAGTTCCTGAATTAACGCATCACCACCATAGGTGCGAAGTGCATTACGGGCATCCGCAATCTTCTCGTCGTATGCGTTTCCCCATTCTTTTCGTAACTCACCGACTGCCTCTTCGCGAACCTGTGTGTACTGTTCATCAACTCGATCGTTGCCTGAACGCATCCACTCCATCATGGCTGTCGCCTGGCCGTTGCTCAAACCTACTTTGTGAAACTGTTCGAGGATCGCGGCGTCGGTATCAGGATCACTAGATTCACCGACGTTGTAACCATCGGGCGCCTCTGGTCGTCCCATGCTGTTGTAAAAGGCTGTCCACTCTTCTTCAGGTGATGCCTCTGTCGGGATCTGTGCTATGCCAGGCACCTTGGTTAACTTCCCTTTGAAGTCCGACCAGACATCCTCACTCGCATCCTCACCGGGGATCCGCACACTGCGACCGATAAATGACTGGGCATCGTTGTACGCTTTTGCCAGTGTGGCAACATCGGGTATGTCTTTTAATGAACCAACCTCGCGCAGGTCTTCAGGTAAAGAGTCACGCCAGGTCCCGGCCGCTGTTGACTCAACTTCTGGTGTTGGTGTTTCAGTAGTGGATTCGTCAGTTAATTCTGTTGCCATGATTGCTCCTAGTTGTCCTTACGCAGGACCAGGTTGATAAGAAAATTTGCAACATCACGTTGCCCCTCGCGAAAAGCAGTCTCATAGGGATCACCTGGACAATGACTTGTCCTGAAGAGATACATTTCGCTCAGTGCTTTTAGAACGTCCTCACCATCAGGAGAGGACATTAACTTCTCCCACTTCTTTTCAAATCCAGAATCCATTAAGCGGCTTCACTCATCGCCGCCGCTACCGCGGCCATTTGATCGTCACCGGCTTCGCCGCCGGTCTTCGCTACCTGCGCGGCCTGGTTGGCTTGCTCGATGCCCTGCTGTTGCATTTGCGCTTGGATCATCGCTTGCTGTTGCGCCTGGCGCTCTGCTTTCATCTGCTGAACTTCTTCTTCTGATCGAATCGCCTCTGCTGGGACACCTATGCGTTTAGCCAACAGCCGGCCGATTCGATCAAAGTCAATGACATCGAGAACGTCTTGATTAATCTGTGCCATCGTTCCCAACTGCTGAAACCAACGCTCGATCGCGAACACTTCTTCCATACGCTGTGCACGAGCAAGCGGACTGACATATTCGACATCCAGGTTGGCGTCACTCTCACTAACGATCGATGGTGGCTCAATAAACTCGCCGGCACGAAACATCGTCATAAACACACGCTTGACTAGCGGATTCAAAAACTCTGCCTGGAGTCGGCCGACCACCGGACCCAGAATCTGTTGCATCAGTTCCATTCGAGCCCGAACCTCAGTGGCTGTCATGTTGGGTCCATCATGCAATTGCAACTGATCATTAAAGAACGCGCGACGGATGTTGGTGATCATCTCTTGCGCTTTGATCTGCGACACCTGCCACTGCGCGCCACTGTCAAACGGGCGTATCGCATTCACATCACGCACATAAGTGAGTCCACCTGGATCTAACCGAAGATCACCGATGATGCCGTTATAGGATGCCAGCGTTGGGGGATCGATTGACTTCTCCCAGGCGCGCATCTCAAAACGCTTCGCTTCATTCAGTGTGCGTATGTCAGCACGAGCAATCAGCGCGGGACTGAATCCATAAACATCACCACTGAGTTTCGACCACCGCGGTGCAACCCACGGCATTTCGTAGTAACCATCCTCCATGATGAGTTTTTTATCTTTTACTGCTACCCAACACGACGCCCACGGCCGTTCCGCCGGCGGCGCCAGGTCACCTGTTTCTAGAATCTTCTCTCGTGGATACGTTGCATGGATTAATTCAAACTCTGTATCCGGTTTGTTGTTATCCATCGCCTGGCGAATCGACTCACCCACATCAAAACCAGACTCTGCCGGCCACAATTGCATGATCTGCCGTGCAGTCATCTTCAGGCTACGGTAGATCGTATCGACGCGACCATCAGAATCCTCGGACAAGGAGATCTCTGATAGGTGCACGGTCTTGAAATTGAGGTGCGCTTGGGTATCGCGAGTGTTAGCGCGCTCTATCAACATGCCAGCGGTGCCAAAACAACACAGATCGAGGTACAACTCGTTGACCTCGGAGTTAAAATTCGACTCCTCAATCGACTTGTACATGCGATTGATGCAGTCTTCCAGCCAGGTTGTGGCCTCGTCGTTGTCATTCATCTCCTCATCACGGAAGCGAATGTGAAACCAACGACCACTCGGTGCAGTCAGTGCACCATGCAACCCGCTTGCCAGCATTTGATTCGCACTAATCGCGGTTGAATCAAACAGATCATCGTCACGCTTTCGCCCCTTGACCTGCTCGTTCTTGAAATAGGCTTTGGTTGGTAAAACAAAATGAGCAACTTCATCCCAAAGATCTACCCAATTCTCACGCCGACTCTTTAACGCCTCACAGCGTTTGATTATCTGTTGTGGGTCTGGATTCTTGCTGTCCATCCCTTTGCCGTATTCAGCCATTACGCACCTGACAATAATGACGTTGTTCTAACGCCAGTGGTGAGATCAGTTTTTGCTAGGCCCACAGGACTCGTGACTATGGTGGACTCAAAACCAGAGTCACCAGAACGAATACGCAACCATCGTAAATAATCTGCGTGTGTTTTAACCCAGGCCGGTGCATCCTTTGGGATACCCAATGCCGCTCTTCGCAAATCCGCAATAGCATCTGCGTATTGAGCATCAAGTTTAGCAAGCCCCCCCGATATACGTTCCCCGCCGCCGCCATCATCGTCGCCAGAATCCTTAGTGTTGGTTTTGGTTTTGGTTTTGGTTGGGTCTTTTTCCGTCTTGACTTTCTTTTTCTCAAACAGGTTGCCCAGGTAAATGTCGGGTAGACCTTCCATATGATCAAACCGATCTTTCCTTGAAATACCGGTAGGAGAAAAAATAAATCGCCACTTGGATCTATCTGGCTCATCTATGTTTTCAACACGTGCATACCCTTTAGTCCCGTCCACCATCATAGGAATACGCTTTTCCGCACGACGCGAACCAAACAGCCCTTTGCGTCGGGGTAGATCCTGAAGTCCGCCGGTTACCTTCCAGTCGTAAGAGTCACCCCTCTGGTACAAACTATCGCTACTAGGGTCCATCAATACACCGCGCCGCCAGCGCGTTGCATCGTAAGCGTCATTCGCAGTGATGCGCCCCGACCTTGACTTCAATTTATATTTGTCGTCGCCGCCACCTTTAGTCCCTGGAACCTTTCCAGAAGGCGCTTTGCCGTCTACTGTCCGGCCCTCTTTCGAACCGTATTTGTCGTAATGCCATTTCCCATACGACGCCGCATTTGGGAAACGCGAGCCCTTGTTCTTGTGGTACGCTTTTTCTATGTCGGGGTATTTCTTTACATACGCGGTATAAGTTTGTTTCGCCATCGATTATCCCAGTGCGCGAATGACTCGCGTCGGCTTGCCCATAACATTGTGTGACATTTCGTCCCAACCCATACAAAAGTAACGAAGCGCATCCGCCGCGTGACTCGACCAGTCATGCAATGGACGCACTCGCCAGGTTTGATTCTTCTCATCAAATTCCTTGCGATACGCGGCAAGGCAATCAATCAGGTGAGAACACTTGTCCTCATCAATGTGGAATCGATTGAACATTGACCGCACGCAGTTGATCCCATCATCAATAGGATGTTTGGTCACGATCGTGAAAAACATCCCCAGATCACGCGCCATTTCTAGACGCGACTTGCCTGACGCAAACTCACGCGCTGTGATGTCGTGAGGAGCGAAATGATCTGCGTAGGTATACGGTTTTTCCTTGAGCAGGTTGATGTAGAACGGCAGTCCCTCGCCGGTGTTCTGCTCGAAATCAATAATGTGAATTTTATTGTCCACATACTGCACAAAGATGATTGCAGTGCTGTCGCCAATTCCAATATCCCAACTCGTGTACACAGGATGGGACGCTTGCCAAGGGACGCATGTGACGCGTTTGTCCACACGAGCGCGGTCTAGTTGGTCGCGGTAGTAGGCCCCTGGCAAGGCCGCGTCCCATGAACAGAAATATTCAGACTGGATGAGTTCTTCGGGCATCCCCTCTGCCCGTTCTCGCTCAATGGCATCCTCATCGAGCAACTTGGTGTCCTCAACCGTGAGGAGTTGAACAAACCAGTCGGGATTCCCCTCGGCCATTGTGAACAACTTGTAGCCGTGGTTTCGGCCGCGCGGCGTAAAGTTGAAAATCGCCCAGCCATTATTCAGTGCCAGGATCGGACGTATCAGTTCCCAGGCTCGTGGATTCTGGAGCGAGTATTCTGAGAAGACGACGCCGATTGGGTTTGTTCCTACAATCGAATCTATGTTGTCTGTTCCTACCAGTTGTATCACCGACCCATTTTTCAGGGTCACTCGCATTTCCGTGTTGTTCAGATTCTTAATAATCTGTTTCGGTACGTGATCAAGAAACCTGAACCCCTCATTGCTCATTCCTGACCAAATAACCTTCTTGGCCTGGTTGTATGTGGGTAATGTGTAGAAGTACGTACCGCGGCGCTCCAGGGCCTTCTTGATGGTTAAATTCCACAGCGTTAAATCTTTGCCGGCACGACGGTGCCACACGAGACACGCGCGATTGAAGTCACCATCCATCGCAATAAACACCGGCAGTTGGTAACGACGCGGCTCAAACTTGTAAGGGATTCGGAGATCCGCAGAATTTTTTGTGTGACTCCCCACGTACTATCAGGCGCCCCTCTTTTTTCGGGGGGTGGGGGTCCATTTTTCGCCATTTTTTGACCCCCCCCGGCCTCCAAAATAAATGTTTTTCGCCGGCAACCACCCAGATCCCGTGGTGTCACCCGTGCAAAAGCCCTGGGATTTCATGCGCTTACGAGAGTCGCATCGCTTTGGTACCTTAATTGGTACCCTTTCATCGTGCGAACCGCGTCACGTTCACGCCCAAGTCAGCATCGGGCTCAGGATCGCCAGGCTCGTCGGGCAATCTCGTAGTTTCCGCGTTCGCTTCGTCCATATTTCCTGAGCCATCCACCTCATATCGTGTGACATTCACAGTCAGGTCGCTGTCATCCGCATTGCTCACCATTGAATGATGGAGCGACGAGTAGCGGAACTGAATGAGGCGTGACAGTGCACGTTCCTCGATGACCAGGTTGTTCTGCTCCTTCGCCTTGTGAAGTAGTTGCATGTATTGATCAACCGGATCGAAGCCAGCGTCAATCATCTTATCCACTGCCGCCAGGCTCAACTTATTGTGTGAGCCCTTCGGCCGGCCTGGATTGCCTTCTTTGAATCCAGTTCGCCCGTCACCTGCTTTGTGATTGTATTCACTCATGGATAGTCCTTTGAGTGTCTGATCCTGTGCCCGTTATGTTCAATCTAGTTGAGGCTGTTGGGCTGTGATCACACTCATATCGTAACCATAAAAAAAGCCGGCTGATGCCGGCGCATAGAACTGCTCAGCGTAAGTATAGCCGCTTAACCCGCAACCTCTTCATCATGCAACCGTGTGTTCCACATACGAATCGCATCACGCAGGTCATGATCATAGTCATCGAGCAACTGAATCACGGTTCGATAGTCGCGCTCGAAAGTCGCTTTCCACCACTTCAAACCAACTGCCTTGGCCTTCTCTTTTTGTGAAAGGTCATGCCCACTACAGAATGCTTTCAATCCTAACGCGATCAAAGTCTCCCAATATTCTTCAGATGGATTGCGCTCCCACTCATCGCTAACATAGATAGTCGCAATCATTCCACGCCGGATTGCGTGCCATTCACTCAAGTCACCAGCATATCTGTATCGAGCGTAAGCCGATGCAGTTCGCGACATCGACAACATCATCATCGCAACATCATCCCAGGTGATCTCTGGCTCACCACCAGAACCCCGCTCAATCCTGGCGCCGCGGACGTTCAGCAACCGCAAATGCTCAAGGTTCATGTATCGCACCAATAATCAAATGAACCAGG